GTTTCCAAGGGGGCGTGAAAGACTTTTTCACTCCCCCCGCCTCCTTATAGCATTCAATAGCAATGATGCTATCTTTTTCATGAATTCATAAATAAGAAATACCCAAAACCCAGGGTGCTTTGTATTAACAACAACCTTCTGATACAATACACCTTCTTCTTGATATACCTTGCCAAGCTCCATCCAATCAGGCGGCTTCATACTGCTATTTCCTTTGGCACTGGATAGCCATCGATACCTATCTTCCGTGCCTGGGTTACGTTTAGATCCTTGGCCGTCTTCTCTTCATGGCATTGATCACAGATACCCTGAAGGTTAGAACGAATGTCAGTCCCTCCCTTGCATAAAGGCACGATATGATCAACCTGCGTCGATGGCTTACGTCCACAGATACGACACACTGGTTCTTCGATCAATACCACATGACGCATACCTACCCACCTGCGACCACGCGTCCTGTGTTGCGTCCTATTCTCGTACTGCTTCCTATGCCATGACACCTGCTAACTCCCTCAGTTCGGCCAATGCGTTAAGGTTCCCTGCCTTATGGATGATGTAGCCAGGCGCTTGTATGAAGTCCATCTTATTGAACTTATGGGATAAAGAGTGGATATGAAACATGCTTTCTTGAAGGCGATCATTGATAAAGTTCTGTTCAAAGAATGTCTCAATGCTTCCATGTTCTCTGCCCGGCTTAAGAAATAAATCACGGTGTTCGCGTGAAACAACCATGACGCCAGTATTGAAATACTCTGGATATTTCCTATCAAAATACGCACCCTCGTTGAAAGCACCAACACAACAGGAAGGAACGATCCTAAAAATATTAGGGCAATCACTGGATATCAGGAGATCCGTATCAACGTAGAGAATGCGGTCGTAAGTAGCGAGAAGATCGTATATCTCGAATTTCTCCCAATGCGGTGAACTGTGGGATTGTTTACTGATCACCTTAAAATCAGCGCCGACCTTCTCAGCGTATCGGCTGATCGATTGATGAGTAATCCCAGCCATCTCTTGATAAAGCGAACCTATAGCAATGGTCAATACGAGGTTCATATCATTTCCTTTGGATGAATAAGCAGGTGCTCACGTTAGCGATAACCTTGTATTTGTCCTTGCTCACCTCTTGATCCACAACGACCTCAACTCCCGGGCAACGACAGAACTTGTAATCGTGGAAGCCAATAATTCCACCTTGCACCATACGGTCCTCAAAGAACTTGTAGGCAGAGGAAGTCGGCTGATAGAGATCCATGTCTAGCCACACAAAGCAGAATTTACGCGATGAATATTGTTGCAGCGTTTCCTCGATCAATCCTTTCACGGGAATAATGGAAGTGTCTTTTAGAGCGTTAAAACGCTCAAAGAATTGAGCGCCATAATCCATTTCACCACGTTTGCATTGCAGCTTTGACACAATCGAATCGTCATAGGGCAGCCCGGAATAAGTATCGAAAGCGAGAAGCGCCTTGCCTGTTCTCAGCACAAAATCATCAAGGAAAAAGGTCGTTTGACCAAAGGCAACACCACACTCTGCGACATCGCCTTCCAGGTGAAGGCAACGCTTTAACATATCCAGACAATGCTGGCTTCGTATCAGATCGTTCATTTGTGCCTCACCGCGGACCAGACGTTCCCAAGAACAAAAACCACGGGGAATACGGTGATAATCACGTCAACTATGAAAGCTGACTTTGGGTATTCAATAACCCACAGCACAGCCAGATGCCAAAGATAAATCATTTATCTCTCCTTTTTAAATGCAAACGAAAGAATGTCCTCACGGCCTACTCTGATTTCAAAGTTATCGAGATCGATGCACACAAACCCGTGATCCAGCATGTAGCGAATTAAGCCCTGAGGCGTAAAGTACCAGAAATGCTCATCGGGACGAAAGTGCTTAGATCGAAGGATATGGTTCACGTCTTTGAAGATCGGAATCGACATAAAGACGATCGTTCCCGAAGCCATTGCATTCAACACGCTCGATGGCTCTTTGATGTGCTCGAAGCTGTCGAAGAATGAATACGCCGGGAACTGCAATTCGCGGAGATCGGCATAGAGGTGTAGATCCTCAAGCCTCTGAATTGCCACAGGATTAACGTCATATCCGAAGGTATGATCACGGGAAAGAACAAACTGAAGACTTCCCACTCCCACATCAAGAAGCGTCCCGTGATAATTCCTTTCCACGAATGCAAGCCGGTGGTCGTTCAACCGCTTTCCCATCTCCGTTTCAGCGTACTTCTCATATTTACTGAAATACGCCGCGTCATAATCCCTAGGCTGGATATCCAGAAACCCTATTGCTTTATTGACATCCCACCTTAGTTCCATGGTTCACCCGCGATGTATTTCTCAAGAGTGGATAGGAGCTTGTCTTCAGGGATCTCCTTGTTACATTTATGACTGTCCGTCCCATGCTGCACACAGAAGCAAAAAGGTTCTGGCTCAATACTGCAAAGAGGAAAAAGCCGGTGGTCCACAAAGGGCCAATGCGGGACATAGCCGCCATAAATAATAAATGCCTTTTTCCTGAGAAGCTGGCAGATCGGGATCGTGTTGCACTGAATGGAGAGAACCAGATCCGACCGATCGATCAGGTCCATAACCTCCCAGATCCCAAGATGATTGACGTTATGCCGGTCCCGGCGCTCGTCAATACCAACGGGTTCAGGCCCGTCAAACTCCTCCTGATTACCGATATCCCCAACGGAGACAAAATAATACCGATCTTTTAAAGCGTTGATGCAAAGCTGAAAATACTCCATTTTTCCGTTTCGGGCTGGATTGTCCCATTCCTTACGGACAGAAGGAAGACGGACGACGCATAGCTTCTTGCCACTATCCTTTGCCCGTTGACTAATCTGGTCAACAGCCTCGCTCCTTTCAGGCTTAAACTCGAAAGAAAACTCTCCCTCAAGAGGCACCACAGCTTCAAAGGACTGAAGGACGTTTAAACCTTGCTTGAACCCCGCGCCGTAGTTGAACCGGATCCGCTGGCCGTTCGGCTTATGGCCTGAAGATTTTGAGTAAAGGCCGTTATTGGTCATATTCTTGAGCTGAAGTTTTAAATTGGTCACAGGCTTGAGGCAGTAGACGTTCGGGAACTGAAAGAGCTCCGGAAAGGGCGTGCTGATAAAGACATCTCCCTTTTGCGCAAGATGATGCACGAAAGGGATATGCCAAATGTTATCCCCAAACCCAAAATATCCATCGATGATGTAATTCATACTTATCCTTGATAGTCGAGATCGATCCCTTGTTCCTTCAAAATCCCGTTCAAACGGTCATAGTCGTTCTGAGTAAACATTCCTGTTCCGGATGCAATAGCGGCTTGGCAAAATTGCTTGAGACCGACATAAGGCACATTTCCTTCAGTCACCCCGCCCCAGAAATTCTTAAATCGGATCAGTTCGTTGATGTTGTATCCGATCGGAGCGAAGCGAACCATATCGATCGCGGAGAACACTTGAGCCTCGCGGCCAATCGCTCGTTCGCTATCGAATCGGCTAAGAATGACGCTTTGAGGGACCGTATCGGGAAGCGTAGAAAGTTGAGAGATCAAGGCGTCAATATCGTTCTGGCTCGGCTGCCCTTCCGATACCCCGTACACAACCCCATCCACATAGGAGAAGCGTTTCCATACACCGGACGGAGCGTAGTTCAACATTTGATTCTCCGTGATCTGCACCTGGCCGACGTTCGTAGTTACTTCTTCGGCATAGACAAACCCCGAAGCCAAGAGAAACGAGAAGCAAAGCAACATCAAAAACTTTTTCATAAATCCTCCTTGTTATGCGAGTTGGTAAAGAGTCCAAGAGCCGGTCATGGTTCCGGCGCTGGTGGAAATTGTGACTGACGTTACGTCGGCAGCTCCAGCGTATTGTGCCGCCAGATTGCCTGTGTACAGAAAAGTGTCAGAACCCATTTCGCCCGTCTGCGCCAAAATTAAAGCCGTATGGTTGGAGCTATTTAAAGGTTGTATAAAAATATCTCCCCAAAACGGAATTCCAACTCCTACGGTTGTGTACGTCATCATTATCTCTGTGACGCTTCGGCCATATGACGGCCCTGGAGGGTAGTAGCACCAATGATAATTTGATCCGGCGTCAGCGTTAATTCTCATTGTGGGAGTTCCGACGCTGGTGTTCTGGGTAACATTGAAGAATAATCGGTATTTTCCACCTGCAACCAGAGACGATATCGTGAAATTAGCTCCTGATGTCACTGTCCCAGATTGAACAGCCTTCCAGTTCCCGGAGATAGCAGTCAACGCCGACCCATCCACAGCGGGAAGTTTCGCGCTTGCGTCAAGAACCACTACGCCCGAAGCGGCATTTACCGTTCCAGTTGCTCCCGTTCCGCCTCGTCCTGTGGGGAGAGTCCCAGACGTGATTTTGGCGGCATCGAGGTTCGGGATCTGCGTGGCGGTTAGCCCCGTGACCAGAGACGCATCGAGGGCAGGAATCTTGGCATTCGCGTCCAGCTTCACGAGCTGATTCGCGGCAGTTCCGTAAGGTGTGTTGGCTACCGGAAGAGTCCCGGCCCCGGCCGGAACACTTCCTAGAAGCGTCAAGGCCGCCCCTGATACTTTCCCAGGAGTCACGATCGTCGCGAGTTTGGTATCAACGATCCCAGCCGTGGCTGATACTTTCGCGTTCGTAACAAGAAGCGCGGCGTCCGTCCCTGTCTCGATCGCTTGCCAGTTGTCCCGGATCACTCCCGGACTTGTTTTTAATTGATCGCTATCTGTGGGCCTGGTCTTGTCCCACGCAGCAAAGCAAAGACTTGGAAGAAGAAGGAGCATCAATAACGCGATAGATTTTTTCATTTTGTTACCCTCGTTAAGTGGTTAAATTCCATGGACGTGAATTCTAATGTTTCCGGTTTGAGCCGTTCCAGCAACGTCGAAGAGTTTGATCGTGACCCCTAAGGTATTAAGGCTTGCCACTGTGTGGTAAACACCTGTCCCGGAAAGGATCGTGACGTTCACGCCTGGGCTTTCGTGGAACGTCTTGGCGAACGTAACCGCTACGCCAGCAACCGCGTTCGAGATTGTGAGGTTTTGCATCTCGTCAATATCGGGGAGATCCGCGAAGTAATTAAGCGTGGAACAAATGAGGGATATCGCGGTACTTGCCCGCGTCATAGTCATGCGTATCTGGAAATAGCGGCACTTGTAATCGGCGGGGATCCACGGCTGCCAGCCACTCCACACAAGGTTGTCTTCAGAATAATTAATCTCGTAGGTAAGCGCTCCCGCTTGCTCCACCCCAAGGAAACGGATCGTGTCGGCCAATTCATTGAAGCGTTGTTCACCGAAACTTTGCCAAGTGGAATCTCCACCAGCGACGCTGATACCTTCAACTCCGACCTTGAACGTCGCGACGTAGCCGATGTCCCGGACGGGAGTGAGATACGTTCCCGTCAAGTTCGCTTCTTGGAGTTCTATGCGACGGACGCTCATCCAGGCGAAACCTGTTGTCGCGTCCCATGTGTCGGCAAACTTAAAAGCGTAGTAACGATATGCAACGGCATTCGTGACGCTTATATATTTAGGGTCTGAAATATCATCGGGTGCCGAAACTCCACCGGATACCGTCCCCCTATGTATATCAAAAGTCGCTTGTGACGTTGCAAGTTGCGTCCAGTTCGTGTCAACGCCATAGGTTAATTCCGCAAACGCTCCGGCGTCATTTGATCCCCAAAGCGTGAAATTTTTTACTCCGCCCCCCGTATAGGCTCCTTGGTGATGGCAATTCTCATAATAAAACCGCTTGATTACTTTTGCCGACCCGATGTCAATGTGAAACCGCTGATTTGTGGCCGTTCCGTTAGCACTGATCCAGTTATTCGCCCATGTTCCAGTTAAAGACTTTGACGGATCAGTCGTTCCCCAGGGCTGATACGTGACCCCAGCATCAAGCATCGTTGTCGCCTTAACATGGTCTGTGTCAAGCGTCGGGAGTTGCGTACAATCTAGCTCTAAATTATTCCCCACCTTCGCGACGTTCGTCTTTGTCCCGGCCCAAGCGGTCTGCTCGGAGTAGGACTGAATGATGTTCGTAAATGGGACGTTATCCACGGTAAGGATCGCTTGCGTGGCCGTTGCGGAGTAATTCCCCGACGTATCGATCGCTTTGATCCAGAAGTTTTGAGCAACACCCGTAGTGATAAAAAGACTGATGAAAGAGTTCTGAGTTATTCCCGTGCCTAGGACAATCCCGGCTTCCCAAGAAGAACCCTGCCGGATCTCGTAGCCATAGGTATCAAAGTCTGTAACTTCGTTCCAAACACACGTCAAACGGTCCCGGCTTTGTTTGACAAGAAATCCGGTGACGTTTGAAGGGGGTGCATCTTTCCCTATAACCGCATAGCTTAAATCGGTCGCCCATGGCCCTGGGATAAGGTTGCTGTTTACTCTGAAGCGTAGACGAATATCAATGACATCCCCGCCGACAACATCGCCGATGAAGACGTATCCCTTACCATACTCCTCAACAACTGCCGGATAATAATTCTCACCGGTACCGTTCTTCCGCATTTGAACTTCCACGGAACTATCGCCATAAATGTAAGCGTTTAATGGATCGAAATTGATCCCAACGCGGATCTTGTAAAAACCTGTCGAAGTTATAACGATCGCTGTGGCATCAGAAACAATGGAGGTAATATTAGGCGCGGGTATTGGTTCGCTCGGGACGATCTTGGTAACAAACGCCGGAATAGATTCAGTGTCGCAATTATATATTGCTGGGCGGTAAGGGACGGCCACAACGGTTGCTTGAAGATTACTATCTGGCGTTATGGAAATAACATGTGCGTCTTCCGTTTCCTCTCCAAACTCTCCGAAACAAACGAGATCTCCAACGCTGATGACGGGTTCAGCGGGAGATCCTGTTCCGGCGATGGGCGTTGTAAAAACAAGCGAGTTTGTGGATCCCACAACAGTGGTCACTTGAGCCGAAAGACTGGGATCTGTTAATGTCCTTATGACAGCCCCGTAAGTCTTTCCAGATGCCATAGTCACCTCTTCATCCAAAATAATGGATACGACCGCGTTTCCAGCGTTTGTGGCGATACTCTTCACTCTTCCTGTGGCTAAACCCACGATCATCACGTCATGCGCGATCTTGATCCAGTCGCCTCGCCGATAGGTCAAGAACTCCATATCTTGCTTGAAGGTCCATCGTTCCGGCTGATTCAAGAACTGAGCGATACGCCATCTTCCCAGCTTGTAGATCTGGTCCGGATCCGTAACCCCAATCAAACTCAAAGACTCAAACTTCGTCGCGTTGTCGTCCGTGTAGCCGTCCCGGTAAACACGATATTCATCGGTTTTATATCCTTCGTCCTCATTGGTGAACTGAATGCGCCATCCATGAGGAGGATCTAAAAAGAACTTTTCCGCAGAAAAGTCGAAGCTGTTGCGTGGAGTAATAATGCTCACCGGAGCGGTTTGTTCGCGGTCGATAACGACTGACCACTTCCCGTCGGTGATCGTCGGCGCGGCGCGTCCCGCGGCGCAAATATCCCTCAATGTCTCCCAGACGGAGGAAGAGTAATCCCGGACTTGATTGAACTTGTAGCCTTTTTCTTCACAGAATTCATGAAATTCCTGTAACGCTTCAAGATCAATTCTTGAATCTGCCAGTGGAGACGCGACCCCTCCGCCCTGCAAGACATACCTAAAAGCGGAAGCGGGGTTTTGCGAGACTCTTTCAATCCAGGTAGAAGTTCCCGAGTCCCAGTCTTCACAAACTCTGGTCACGACACCTGTAAAGTCATTGATGATCCCGTTTAATTGATCGGTAGCCTTAATCACTAAAGCTGTCATCGCTAAAGGAATAGGCGATAATACCGGGCTTTCGGCTTTAATGGACCGAAGCGCGGTCCAGTACGTTCCATCTTGGATCATACTGGACTCGTTATCTGCGGTCGTCCTACGCACTTGAACGTCGTATTGCCCTCGTTCCGCCACTCCCCATCGGATCCCGAATCTCAATGCAGATGTCTTTTTCGCCGTAAAGTTGACGCTTGTTAGTAATCCGTCTGCTACAGTCAACCAAGTTGCGTCGAAGGTCGTTTGAAACTTCGCGGCCGTCGTATCTATGTTATGCCAGGTCTCCGTTCCTGTTTCTCGATATTGCACTTCAACATTGACCGTCCGTTGTTGTTTACTCCCCTGCGAGTCATAAGACACAAGCCCATTTGAAAAAGAAATATCAACGCTGATCTCGTCGGAATCGATGGCCGTAGTTCTCGAAATCCATCCACCAGCCTCTGAAAGCGCGATCGTAAAATCTTCCTCGCTGATCGCTCCAGGAAAAAGCGTTAAGGCGGCATCATCTGCATAGCCTTCCCGATGCTCGATCTGATAATCCGAGAATTCAGAAAGTAGCGTATCACCGATCTTTAGAGTGGTAAGGTCGATCGAAATAGGGCCTATTCCCCAAACGAACAGCATCCGGATGTATTGGTCTTCCCCGATAATCTCGGTGTAGGGTTTTGATCCTTGACGTGGAGTCTGGCGGTATTGACCTAAAACAACCGGAACCACGCCAAAAGGATCGATAGAGTTGCTTGCCCCTTCGATGTAGAGGGTGTTGCTATCGGTGGTTGTATCGGACCCGGACAGAGCGGCGATGGAGGAATTCTTTCCAGAAGCTACGGGGCACAGAGCATTCACCGCCAGCATCCCAACGGTTGAGAATAAGGCTGTGGAAAATGCAAACATAGCAGAGCCCCATGCGGTCCCCGCCAACTTAGCCGCACCAACCAACCATGACGCGCCACCGGCAGAAATTGCGACGACGGCGATCATTAGAACAATGCTTAGAATGTTTTTGCCACCGCCGCCACCACCACCGCCCATCGGGACCGGGAAGGCTCTTACCTCTACAAGCTCACCCTCTACCGGCTTGTGTTCATTCCATGCTTGCCTGGGAATAACCTTGCCGTTTATAAAAACAACGGCGTGTCGCAACTTCGCGCGGTCCGGCTGAGCGAAACTCACCATATCCAAAACGGATCGACCTGGCCGGAATTCCAAAACTTTTCTTTTGGTCTGGAATGGATGAACCAGAGCCGTCATGCGTATTCTTTGATCGCGATGCTTCTGAATCCGCTCATAACGCCCCAAAGCGTATTCGAGGTCTTTTTTTGCTTTAGCAGACTCTTCAGGAGTTGGCGGCGGTAGGAAATCCCATTCATCTAAACCGCTTGGGAAGTAGGGCATTATTTCACCACCTTAAACCTGTAAATTCCTTCAACCCTCTTTTGCCACTTCGCGCATCCCAATCTTTCAATCACCGTGTTTATGGTTTTTTCGCAATGCAGAAAGCATTTGTCATCCACCATGAGCCCTATATGCGTCTGGGACGCTCCAAATGTAAAAACCACCACATCCAGTGCTTTAGGGCTAGAAACCTTCTCCCAGCGCTGCTTTTCAATCAATACCAGGTCGTTAATCACTCTTCTTGAAGCTTCGGTGTCCCCTGGGTCAACGTAATCATCAACAAAGCTTGGGAGATCAATGCCTGAAATCTCTTTGAAAGCGGTGTGAACAAGACCCCAACAATCCCATCCGAAATAAGAGCGGCCTTTGGGCTTGAAGGGCACTACAAGAGCCAAGAGAATAAATAGCTGGATCGTCATAAGATCCCCTTGAAAATAGAGGGGGAAAATTTCAGATATGGGTACTCTTCTCGGGTCAGGTCCTCGAATACGATGTCTGCCGTAACGGTCATCATGTTGTACCGGACGTTGCTCAAGAGCATTCCAACAAACTCGGCTTCCAAAATGTCCGGGGTTTCCTGCCGCACCACCTTGATGGAGATGGAGGGGGGCGTTGAAATAAGGCGAATGGCTTGCCCGATCTCCCGAGAGACGTTGCTGATCGTTAACTTGGAGGAGGGCTGGGAATCCTCTTTTGAGTCAGGAAGAGTGATTTGAAGCGGAAAGGCGATGTATTCAAGGCCGTTGGAGGTGATGGCGACCTTGTTATTGACCACGCGAATATCGTCGGCCAGGGAGGCGTGGCTGATAGTCAAAAGAACGAGCGGAAGTGCGCTTTCGTTCGCCCAAGCGTCCTTCTTCAGATCATCGGAGATGTCCATCGCCTACGCCTGAATTTCTAGCTCAAGGGACGCCTGGTACATACGATCATTGACGCTTGCTGCCGATTTAATACATTGCCACTCAGGCTTGCTCTTGAACCGGATCGTGACCACGGACTCGGTAAAAGGATGTATCCAGAGAAAGGAATAAGAGCCGTGGTTTAGAGTCGCTCGGAAAAAGGTCTGGAACGTGGAAAGTTGAACACCTGTCAATAGAATCGATCCTTTGACGGCCTGCGTGATCGCCGTAAAACGGTTGCGGACGGACGCGGGACCGGAATCCATCTCAGTAATGGCCCGGCTTTCATCGTCTTTGACCGTGGTATCACTCGATAGTCTTTGAGGTAATGTCGCGGGCCATGTGTCCATACTGATATTGGAGTGAAAGAGCCGCTTTTTTCACTTCGCGCGCTAAAAATTCCACAAGATTTATTTCAGGGGTATAATCCCCCCACAAAACCAAGGGAGGTGGACAATGGCGTTTATCGTGGTGATTCTAATCGTCGTGGTGCTGGTGCTATTTTTAAAAGAGATGAATTCCTCCAAACAAACCCTTACAAGCATCAACTCAGGAAATACGATAAAAAAAAGATCATCGCCGATCGATGCTGTTCCGGAGACGTTTGTAGTTTTCGACGTAGAAACAACAGGGTTAGATCCTATGGATAACGAAATCATAGAAATTGCGGCGATCAAAGCTCATACGAATAATCCAGAACAACAGACGTACTCTGCCCTAGTGAAACCGAGCAAGCCCATACCTCAAAAAATTATTGAATTGACCGGGATCACCAATGAGATGGTCGAAGCAGGAGGTATCCCGCTAGACAATGCTCTGGAGGAGTTCCGTGAATTTATTGGCAAAGAGAAGCTGGTCGCATACAACAAGGACTTCGATAAATCGTTTATCAACTGCGCGGCGGAGAAATTAGGGAAAAAGCCAATCGTGAAGCATGTGACTTGCGCCTACAAAAAAGCTAGAGCGGCTTGGCCTGGACTCAAAAGTTATAAACTTGCTGATCTTGCGAAGATGGGGAATCTTTCAGATGATGGAACACATAGAGCTTTAGCGGATTGCAAGCGGACTATGATCGTCTATATCACATCCGCACAAAAGGTTAAGAACACGTTTCGCGGAACAAAGAAAATCTTAGCAGGGTTGATGCTTATCTTGGCTTTAAACGGCTGTGCCATGCACTACGAAAATGTGCATCCGGAATGGAATCCTCCTAAAGGCTGGGAAGAAGCTGACTCGAAATGCCATGCCGCAGCAGACTTAGATGTTCGCTATGGTGAGTGGGGGCTTCCATACACTAGAAGAGTCTCATACACAAGCTGCATGGCTGTATACGGCTATAAACCAAAACGAGAGAATAAGTTTATACTGAGCCATCCTGATCTACCTAGTAGTTAGTGATTGCCTTAAGCCAAAAGAGTTCTTCAGAGCACGATAAGTCTTGCTCCCGGAGTCTTTTACGGATCCGGCTACGGCTTCGTCGATCATGATATTGATCTGATCTTGGTCACCCTTCGTTTGCTGGTTGGAAGAGACCTTTGATCCGGCGGGAGCGTATACGTTGATTTCCACTCCGCCACCTTTACCCGCCTTGACACCAAGATCCCCGTTGCTTCCACGGAATAGAGGCATGATCGCTTCGGTCCCGTCTTCCCCGGCAAGCCCCACCCTACCGTTTTTCATGGGGAATAGGGATGGCCGAGTGATTAATCCACCGGAAGCGAACGGAACAACAGCCCCACCGGAGAAGATATTACCGTGGGCCGATTTTGTAGTGGTCGCAGCAGTCTGCCCACCGCCAGAGAACATGCCGCTAATCCCAGACGAAATAACGCCTGAGATCTTGTCCGTGATCAAGGACCGGATCAAAGCCCTTTCGATGTCTTGGAGTAAAGAAAGCATAACGTCCCGGAATTTCATGCCGTCCATAATTGCTCGCTCGAACGCATTCCCGAAAGCGCTCCCTACCCCATCTGCCGCGCGCTGTAACATTTTTGTTTTTTCAGCGCTTTGGACAAGAACCTGATTCAAGTTTGTAGAGCTCTCTGCTGCCTTGTTTGTGCTTTCACTTGTTTTTTCAGCAGATGCTGAAGCCTCTTGAAGGCTCTTAGAAAATGCTCCCACTGGTCCAGAGGCTGCTGCGTTAAACATGTCAGGAACCACCTTGAATGCTTTGGCGAAAATTCCAATAGGACCCGCTGTCAACGAATTCGCGATTGCGACCAATGTATTCGCGACGCCCTCGCCGGCAAGCTTGAAAGCTTCAAGCGCAGATGAGGATGATTTTACCTCTTCATAGAATTTGGCAAGCGTTGGCAACATTCCCTCGGTAAATTTATTGATAAGGCCCTGCGTGTTTTGTGAAAGCCTCGTCATGTTATCGTTGAAGATTTCTGCCGACTTTGCCGTCGATCCTGAAATAATCAAACCCATTCGCTCGGCTTCTTTCGTAAGGTCCTGAAGGCCAGCCTTTCCACCATTGAGAAGCGGCAGCATGGCAGCCCCGCTTTTTCCAAAAAGGACCATAGCCAAAGCTGTTTTTTGTGCGCTATTTTCTATCTTGGAAAGCGCCTCTGCGGTAGACATGAAAACGTCATAATTATTCCGAACATTTCCCGCGGCATCGGTGATTGAAACCCCAAGAATACGGAAGGCTTCTTTCTGTTCTTGGGAACCTTTGGCACCGTCATAGATAGCCTTATCGAATTTTTGAAATGAAACTCTCAGCTCATCGAGGCTCACATTCGATAGTTTCGCCGCGTATTCTAGGCTCGAAAGTTGTTCGGTGGTGAGACCGATCGCTTGAGCCATTTTGCCAAGATCGTCGGCGTGCTGGATGGATTTATTAACAGCAACTGCTAAGGCGGTCGCTGTGGCGGTGGCAGCCGCTGATATGGCTGCCATGGTCATTTTCCCGCGGAAGGCTATTTTGGAAAAGTTGCGATCGGCAACGTAGGCCGCTTTCTCCACCGAGGAAGTGAATGTCGTAGTGTCTGCGCTTAGCAGAACATTCAGACTTCCAAGAGTTCCTAAAACGCCCATTTTACCGGCCTTTCTTTTTCACTCGGTTTGAAAATCGCTTCATCAGCTCGGCTTTGGGGTCCGTAGTTGTCTTTTCAGATCTCATGTTGAGATTGAGATACGCGATCCATTCCGTGATCTCGGAACTGCCGATCTGCGACAGGAGTTCATTAACCGTTTTACCTAGCTTCTCAGCTAGGAGAAAATAAAACCGCCGCTCCGGACTTGCAATCAGTTTTTTTTTGACTTATCAATCTCGGCGGATCCAAGTCCGTTGACACGGAGTGCCGCGGCACAGATCATCTCAAGAGCTTCTGATGATAGCTTCCCAAGAGCTTCAAGATCTTCGTCATTAAAAAGCCGGTGACCCTGATCGTCCACAACTGTGTAGAGGACAAGTTTAGCGCGCGGAGAAACAGTTTTTCCCGAAACGTCTTTTTGAGTGATCGATTGCTCCCAGGAATCTCGCATGGCCCCGGACATCTCGGAGACAATAACTTCACCACCCCAAGCTTCGACTAGGACTGTCTCTTTTTTTAAAGAAATTTTTGAAAGGATTTCCTCACGCTTCAGCATACCGGCTCCTGAATGTTTATTGGGATTGAAAGGCTTAGCTCTCGCTGATATCGCCCGAAATATCCAAGGAGACGGATGCTTTGATCACACCGTCAACGGACCCAGAAACGGAAAATCCAGTGACAAGCCCCGAAAACGCCCATGTGGTTCCATCCGAAAAAATAAGCTGGAACGAGCACATTGTAGAGGCTTCTTTTGCAGCGCGGAGAGCGACATGCTGGGCATTATCCGGGATGAAGTTGATCTCGAAAGAAAGCTGACCGTTATCGTGAAGCCCGGTCATTTTCTCTTTCGCGGTGCTTCCGAGATCGGTCACGTCGATGATCGGCGCGCTTCCGGTCGGCCCGGTGAACGAATTCACTTCCGGGATCGTGGTGTAAGAAAGCGGTGAACCAGCCCCAAGCTTTAAAAGTGTTCCCTGTGCCTTGATTGCGCTGTCGCTCATGGTGTTCCTCCTTGTGAAAGTTAAGCTGCGTATGATTGCTGGCTCTCACAAGTTATTGTGGTGAATGGCGAGTCTTTTTCACCTTTCACTACAAAATATTTCTTATTCCCCTAGCAACCGCTTGCTTTCCCTCTCCAAAAGCATCAACCCTTCCGGGATAGACATTTCACCCCGAAGACCCAATGAGCAGAGCGTAGGACAGGATTTTTCAAGAGTAACGAAATTTCCGTATTTTGTGTCATTGGCTTTTGTCTCCTCAAAAACTACATAAGTCAAGGTTCCAAAGACAATTACCATCATCGCGATCAAAACAAACAGGAGGTATTTCATAAAATGTTTTCCCCCCTCAGAATACGTTTCTTGGCTTTCAAGAGGTGATTGCATATGCTCGTCACTGAAATACCCATGAGCTTGGAAATGTCTTTGTTGCTCATTCCATCGCTTTTCAAGTCCACGATCAGACGCATTTTGGGTGGCATCCACGAATACACTGTCACCCAATGATCCATGAGCTCAACTGCTTTCCAGTCATCTTTGCTCAGAAGATACGCTAGATTTTCTTTCAGATTTGCCATGGCATCCGGCTTTCGGGGTTTGGTGCTTAATTATATTTTTCTTGTTTTTAAGTTTTACGAACTCGGATTCTTTTCCGTGGATCCTGAAACATCTGTCGCACTTCGGTCCACGGTTCGCACAAGACCTAAAACAAGCACCTACCGAAATACCGGCGCCTGGGTTAAACGTGATATCCACAGCTACCTAACGCATAACCGGTTAGACACCGCACTGATCAAACTCGAACTGCTCGCACAAACCACTTCGGAACTCGGTAAATATTTCCACTTCTCGGCCTCCCTTTTTGCTTTACGCAACGCCTGATCCGACACCGCGAACTGGCTTCCGCATAGCGTTGACACGAGATAGCCCGGAGGATTCTTCTTGTCTCGTGATTCCACTAAAATTCCCCATACCCGCATGACATCAAACCCTGCACCCACAAGAGCGTCGATGACAGGTCTCGGATCGCAATTCGTGATACACCCCTCTTTGCCTTTGATCAGCTGGGAGAGTTTTGTTTTCAACAGGTCTTTATTTTCAAAAGCCGCCTTTCTTTCGGTTTTTTTAAACGTATTTCTTTCTTTCTTTGAAGGGGTGTCACAGCTGTCACTAGTTCTGGTGACAGCTGTGTCACTAGTTGGCAATTTGCTAGTGGTCTGGGTGTCACTAGTGCTAGTGTCACGGCTGTCACTAGTCTTTTCATCTTCCAACAAGTTATCCACAGGCACCGTCCACATTTCATAGTTTTTCTGTACCCCCATGATGTGCGTCGCCCGAGATCCGGATCCGTAGAAAACAATGATCCCGCGCTTCTCAAGCGCTAAACATACCCTGATCGCAGTGCGCCGGCATATTCCGGTGTAGCGGGATATCATTCCAAACGAGATCGGAGCATTCTTCCGGCCCCATCCGTAGGTTTCCCGGATGACGTAAATGACCGCTTTGAGCTCATTCCCGTTCAAGGGCTGCTTCAGAATGGCCTCCAGAAGCTCGTTCGCGATGCGGGTATAACCTTTGTCGGTTTGAGGACTTGCCATGCCTAAACGGTCCTCCAGACGATCATCCACGCAAGTTTCAAACGCTTCCTGAAGGACAACGTGCGGACGGACGCGCGAAACTCGTCCGCCTTTTGGAATTCATTCGCTTTCAGGATCCTCCGGAGCTTCTTGACGGATTTCGCGTTCATCGGACCACCTGCAGATCTGCCGTTGACTCATCGGACACACGGACGAACTTGTCCGCATAAAACGGAACGGTCTGAATGATCTGTCCGTATAACGTGTAAAAGACCTCTGCGTCGTTCATCCCTTTCGGCATGACATTCCCCCTTGTTGTTGTTTCACTTTCAATTCCCGATATCTCGTACAAGTCAATTGATGCGCTTGACCGTCCCCATCCACCGGCAAGCTCCCGCCGCGCTTCGCTGATACCCAATAGATGACATTCCCGCACAGACTGCACTCAGCAGGGTTTCCGATGAACTGCAGAAGTTTCCGCATCTTCTCTTCAGCGGTAAATCCCGATGCGTTTTGAACGCTATCCATGAGGCGCGACCTTAATCATTTTGCGATGATAAGTCAGAACCAAAACAGAGTCTCGCTCATGAAAACCTTCCTCGTTGAGCAAGAGAGATCCATGCGGAAGCGGGATCTCGGTCCATCTAAGTTCTGCGTTCGCTTCCAATTCTGGCACCACCACGCGACGCTCGCGCTTTAACTCATTGATATAACTTTCGAGCATCTTGATCCGAGATAGATGGACACGTTCAATGCAGCACATCAGGGCAATCCAGACGATCAAAGCAAATCCTGTCATGCGATCCTCTTGAATTCCACCACCCAAACCCAGGGGTTCTTTTCCCATGAGCCGGGGCGGTTGATGGATTGCCAGATTGCTTTAAAAGCATCGCGAGCTGTTGCCCAGCACTTTTGCGTTCCTTTGACCTCGTGAACGCCGCCCAAGAAATAATCTCCATCCCATTGAACGCCTTCTGCCTTAGCATCGTCCTCGCCTATGGCGTGCAAACGCTCCACGCGAATATTGGTGATCTCTAAGGTGATCCTGGCAGCCGAGCGAGGCATGTGGATGGAAGATTTCCAGTTTGTAAAATTCGGGCTATGCCCCTGATAAATCCCTGATACAAAATCCTCACGATAAAAAACGCTGCCGAGATCACCGCGCAACCATGTCTCCTTAACCCACAGACGATCTCCCGGGACTCCATACGGACACTTCCAGTGACAGGTCTTTTTACCTGCTAGCTTCACGTTTCCGGTCAGTCCAGAGCACATTTTAAAATGTCTGGCGCCTGGGATTGGCTTGCTTAAAAAAACAGGGCTATCATCTTCAGGAATCCAGAACGCAAACCGATTGAAATCAGCATTCAACGGCTCACAGTGAACAACACTAGGAACTCCAGAAGGCGGCCGCGGCTTCATCTTGCGCCGCGTCTGGGTCTTACGGCCGTCCAGGATGGCGCGGACCATTTCTCCGCTGAAAAGAATAGGACGCTCTTTCATAGCAAGTCCCCTTGTAATTTCCTGGGCTGCTTTTTCTTATCAAGAGAACACTCCCGGCCGTCTTTCTCCCCCTTATGAAAAGCCATGGAAAGTTTTCCGATGTTTTTAGGGCTGCTTTTTTCGACGCCCTCATCCTTAAGATGCTTTTTTATAGCAAGAGCCTTTTTTCCTATAAAAATTAAAGATGTTTCGCTGGTACTTTTGCGTGCAGCAATCATCGCATCGGCTCGTGATGTTAGCGCATAAGCGTACCCCGTGCAGTAGGATCGCCGGTCCGTGGAATCGTTAAACAGTGAGTAGCTGTTCAGCTCAATGCACAACAAAAACTCTTGAAACAGCTCCATGGCTATCTCGATATCTTCCCTGACTCCAAGGAAAGTAAACTTCCGAGATTTTTCATAGCGGGAATACGATACAATCGCCAGACAGTCGCATATTTTTCCAATCGCCGAGGAAACTACTTGATGCCAAATCATACCTTTGGAAACGCGAAATTCATCTCCACGAGAGACAGTTACCTCATCCTCTGCGGCTGATACTTGCGCTGAATGAAGATTGTGCTCACGCATTAATCGGTCAATCATTGCCAAGGCAATCTCGATCTCAGATGACGTGGCACCACGTTTCGGGTCAGATACCCGCATTAGTTTCTTAATCTTCCGAATAGCGTCATTAGAGGTCATACCGCCACCGCGCTCTTGTCTAACTCTTCGCGAGACCATATCAAAACATCTTTCAGATCGTAAAAGACCGGGATGTCACTATTTATTGCGACATTGATCTCCGCCATGGTTCCCTTCGACTTATGCCATTCCCCGATACACAGAACTGCGTCCGACCGTTTCAAGAGCGACATGCTATAGGCTTGGATCGTTTCAAGGCTGATCTTCTCCCCTTCCCGGAGTTGCATAAAAAGCTCACTGTCGAGCCACGGGCAAATAGGCCACAGTCCATTCAGAAGCACCGTCGTTGCCATCCGGCGGCCTACACGAATGTTTTCAAGTCCTTGGATGATGTTCTCGGAGCTATACGGTCCCGCAACATAGATCTGCTTCATGACTTCCCCTTTCTTTTCCGACGTTCTAAAGCACCAGCCAATAGAAGAACTGTGTTCTCGAGGAAAGCAAAACGAGTTTCGATTGGCAAGAGCTTAAGTGTTCCCCTTTTGATAATCTCAGTTCGTAAATGCAGATTGAAATATGTTCCATCAATTCTTTCTCGGCGGTTTTTACGGACCATAACTTCCCCTTTGGTTATGATAGTTTTCCTACTTCAAACATCTTGGTTTTTGCAAGAGCCTTGGCTTTGGCCCGGTATGAACCTATTAAAACTTCGTATTCAAACGCGACCCAATGACACCCAAGACGCCTTTTGATCTTGAGCTGGTCCAGCACTCCGGCGCCGTACTTACGGATCAATCCCACCGTATATCCGGTTTTGTTGCCTTCCAGGGTAAAATTGCAATGGATGCACTGGCCGTTGACGTTTATCTCGTCAAAGTCAAGATTCGCAAATACGATGGAGCTGGGTTCATAGTGACCGGCCTGGCAATCGCCCCCGTAAACAATCGTGCGATTGCAGGAAATGCACTTCCCAACACCGTTCTCGTCAGTGTCCCTTAGCCGGATATATGCGTTGAAGATCCTCCGGAGTTTTTTCTTGAGCGTTGAAAGCGAGGCTCTATTAATCACGATCAAAGAAGTTTCTGAGTTACGAAGCAGATCAAATCGTCTATGGTCATTTTCCCTAGCAATTCCTCTTCTGTGTCTGAGATGCGGATCCTAAACTCTTCCTCAAGGTCCATGACAAACTCGACCTGATCAAACGAGTCGTTGCCATTGTCGGAAAAAGCAACTTCCCGGTTTTCGACGGTACGTTCATCGCAGTAATCCGACCAGATACTTTCCACTCTCGCCGCTACTAGCTGATTATTCATGCTTCCCTCCGTTGTTACTTCGCGCACTTATCTTTAGAAACCTTCTCACCCTTCGCATGCTCCTTATGCAAAGCCATGATCGCTGGCTTCCAAGTTTTCCACCATTCGAGCGCACCATCGTCCATTTCCGATATGGTCGAATCCTTAAACTTCTTCCACTTATTTGCCGTGTGAACTTGGCATCCGATGTGAATCTTTTCGACTGCGATAATTACGAAATACTTCAAGCCCGTAAGCATCAAGGGTTCTTTTGTTAGTTTTTCGCCCCTGAGGTATGCGCCACTGAGGTCTGCGCCACTGAGGTATGCGCCACTGAGGTCTGCGCCACTGAGGTCTGCGCCACTGAGGTATGCGCCACTGAGGTCTGCGC